ATTACGATGGTGGAATTAGTTAACACATGGTAGTGTCAACTTCTTGTTGAACACCTTATAAAAGGATACAGCTATGGTTTATAAACCAAAGAGGCTACATACTTCTATGCTTAACTCAATTTTAAAATCAATAGGTCTGTCTAATGTAGAACAAAACCTCCATTATACAATCGGTAAAATGATTAGTAATAATGGTGAGGAGTGGACTGTTGCAAGACTTAAACACATGAAAGTGTTGTTTATTCAATTGCTAACAGACCAGGAACCCACTTGGAAGTGGGTTGCACATAAAGGAGGACTTCCTAAAGGAGTCTTCAGATCCATATTTTCATATGGCCTTAAGCATAAATCAAATCCAGGAAAACTGTCAAAAGTTCTCTCTGTTCTAAATTATGCTACGAGCTTTATATCTCCAAAATTAACCAATGCACAAAAGAAAGCTCTTATGGATCATATCAATGGAACCCCTTTGTGGGATGACATTAATTATGTTCATAGACTTTCTGATGTGTTGAGAGTTAAGGCAAAAGGATTCAGTAAACAGTTTCAAAAGAACTATCGCGAAGAATTTAGTTTCGCGGGATGGACTACATCAAAGGCATTTATGCCCGGACGTGTATCCAAAACTAGCCACCCTTGGGTGGCTAGCTTCCTTACTGACTGTATCGCTCCTAGCCCGGTAGCCGATATTCTTAGGAATATGGGTGTACCAAATGTAAACTCTTCTGATGAACCACTAATACGCCCTATTGGGAATATTAGTGTCATTCAAGAGAGGGGTTACAAGGCTAGGGTGATAGCAGTACCTTCTGCTGGTGTGCAAGTTGCTTTTAGGCCTCTTCACAAGGCTCTTGATAGCATACTTAAAAAGATACAAACAGATTGTACCCATGATCAACTTTCTGGAGCCCATTGGGCTAAAGATAAGTTATCACAAGGATATAAAATGTTCAGTATTGATTTGAGTTCTGCCACAGACAATTTCCCTCTTCAACTACAGCTTGCTGTACTTGAAGGTTTGGGTTATGATCATGTGCGTGCTTTTTCAAGAGTTTGTAGATCTCCATGGAAAACTCACTTTGGTGAAGTCCTTAGTTATACTAAGGGCCAACCAATGGGTCTCTATGGAAGTTTCTCTTTGTTTGGGTTAACCCATAACCTCCTTGTCAAGCACCTAGGTGCTAGTCAGGACGAATACAGGATTGTTGGAGATGATTTGATCATATCTAACGAAACCGTAGCAAAGAAATATCTACATGTGATGAGTAAGATCGGAGTACCTATCTCCCA